GGGAAGTTGATCACAATACTTATAAAACAATTGTGATAACCTTATTCGTTTTGTGCGCCGCCGAACGCGCGCAAAGAACTGGCACAATTTCCGCCTGTTTCAATGAATTAAGGGAACTCGGAGGTCATGATTTTTTCGGGAGAAAATGGAAAACGTTCACCAGCTGGTTAGATCGTACTTACTATTTCAACACGTTCGGAAAGATTGATGGTAAAGATCGTTGCATTGATGTAAATGCATTTGGTCGTTGGATTAATACATGGCAAATTGTATCCTATTGCGACCAAATATACCAGAAATCTGTCCACGTTGAGTTGAAAAACACTCTTCCTCACCCACCTAAACGTATTGACTTGAGTTTAGACGGTGATGTTGAGTGTGATGATTTCGTTGCTAAAGAGAATAAGGTTGATCCCTCTAGCAATTTAGATAAAGAAACTTTCTCTGAAAGTCTCGAATCTATTCCCATTCCAACACCTCCTTCTTCCGTCAAGGAAGAAAAACAACCTCTCGATGTTTCAATCGAGTCAAGTCTCTTCGGTTCTACCGACTCCATCCTAAAGACAGCCAATTTAGAGTCTGCTTCACCTATTATGTTTTTCGATAGAGATCCTGCTGAAATGCCCCGTGTATTTTTGGCCGGTCATTGCGCTATGAATTCTGTATGGCATTGTTTACCACGTCATTCTCGGCTTAAACAAAAAGAATTCTTAGTTGCATCATTCGATGCATTGACGCAATATTCTTCACTCACACAAGTTATAAGTGAGAAAGAAATAAGGGATTACATATTTAGAGGTGTTTGGCAGTCTGATGCTTCTTCTGTTGTTATTATGTTATTAGCTGAAATTTTTAAGCTTAACATTAGTGTGGTTAGTTCTAAACAAAATGTTGACTACAGATATGGTGGAGAAAGTGATAAGGTACATATAATTAATCATGTTAACAATCATTACTCGAATGCTGCCGCTATGCGAGGCGGTGCTGTCGAGAAATTCGATTCCATGATTCCTTTGTTGTTACCTTATATAACCGAAGGCGCTAATATAATTGAGCTTAGCGCCGCCCCTGGTTATTTAATCAATAAAATATACAATGCTTGTGATGAAGCTGACATTTATCCTGTTTTCTATGCAGGAGTATTTGATGGTGTTGATAATAAATACTCTAAGAAATATGTCGCTTCTAAATTCACACAGAACACCGATGGTATTAATATTGAGAAATATAAAGGGGACTTTCAATCAATTTTTAAAGACAAACGCTTTGATTGTATTATAAGTGACGCTGGTCGTTTCGTTAATACAGAGGCACTAACATCTTCTGCAATTAAATTTTGCAAGAAAAGGCTTAATGCTGGTGGTATGGTTTTAATAAAATCTTTCGGAGATCCGCATGATCTCTATGAGTACGCAACCCATTTTAGGGATTACCAATTCGTAGCTGGTAAGGGTACAGAAAGATATTTCATCGGTCGCGGTTTTAATACCGATGCTAACCTTAAAACTACCAATATTCCTTTTCGCACTTTTGATGAAGTTTATGATGCACATCACCGTGATTATACTGAACATGTTCTTTATGCTGATTATAACAGCATTGTACATTTTAATAAGACATTTTTCAGTGACGGTTTTGCAAAATACTCTCAAAATGTTAAGAAGGTGCCCGAGTTTGTCAATTTAATATGTTTTACCGGTTTCGCCAGTTCAAGTAAAACAACAAAGTTTGCTGAAGATCATCCAGATGCTATTTTTATTTCAC